AAAGTCAACCAAGTGTCTAAACTGGCGACATACTCAGAAGGTATGGTTATATCATCACCATACACTCTGAGTACTCTGCTGGCACGCATTACATTTCCCAAGGTGGGCCGAAGCCGGTCCTTAGACAAAATGCTGCAAATCGCTAAGCATGCGAAAGCAACAGATTGTACAGGAAATGTAGTAGCGTTACCCATACCGGCATACTTACGGAGCTTATGGACAGATTTGTCAATCTGAACGTAGCTCGATCGCGTCCGTTCGAGATCCTCAATGAAGAGGGTCTTGCTAGCGAAGATCTTCTTTACAAGTTGTAAAGACAATCTATCACTAGCAGCCGAAAGGTCAATCGTAGCGATCTTGCCAGTAAGGGATCCTTCCACGCACGCGGATTGATTGCGTGCTTGGTCGGACAATGCTAAGCAACCACGTAATACGGAGCATCGTGATATAGCATCACGAAGAGCCGTATTTAAACCTTGTTGAAAAAACTGTTTCAACACAGGCTCCATGGTAATGGTCCTTCGAGCAACAGAGCTCTTAGGTACACTGATAAGCTTAGCAATACCAGCAGGGGCGTCATAGAGACCATCTGCGTCTTCGGTTAGCATCTTACTACAACGATGCTGGTCACTGACACTATCAAAGATGAAAGTGTCAAAACCGAATGACGTCGCGTAACTGGCATATTTTACCATGTCAGATACTACACCTTGCCACTTCTGGTTCGGTGAATGGGACTCTGCGACGCTACCAGGGCCGTGTTTCGCTTTGAGTAGTCTAGGATCATAGTTGAATAGATCCGAGAGTATCATTGTCGAAACAGGAGTAAGATAGAAGTCCTTCTCGATCGAATCAATCGAATCAGGAAGAGCATTATCGCACTCCATAAACTCATTCACGACTTTCTTGTGAAGTAAGTCCTCACGAGAATCGTCATAGATGAGTTTCTTAAACATCCGTGTTATCTCTCTATATAACTTTATAGAGTGAATACTAGGATTG